TGCTTCATAAATCATCTTTCCTGTCACTTCATTAGATTCAGTAAAGGGAATGCCATAAAATTTAGAAATGTCTTTAATCAAACTTCTTAGCTGCAGTGTGTTCCAGTTCGAAATAGGTACAACTTTATCGTCACCCCACTCCTCGATAAGAATATCTTTTAATACCATAGGATCGGATACATCATAATCAATGTCGGGATAATCTGTGGCATCTGCGCGGAGAAACCGAGCAAACTGTAGATTCCACTTAATGGGGTCGACCTGCGTGATATTCAAAGCATAAGCCACCAACGAACCCGCAGCAGAACCTCGTCCCGGTCCAGCGATCATTACCTCGTTGGCCTTTAAACTAATCTGATTCATTGTCAGGAAATATTTAGAAAAACCTCTATCCGAGATTACTCCCAATTCCATCCTCAATCTGTCAGTATATTCTTGACTGGTATGTAAGTTTTTGTTTTTCAGACCCTCAAGGCAAAACCTTTCCAAAGCCGTGTCGGCAGTTTCGCCGGCTGGAATAACAAAGTCTGGCAATTGGACTTCGTTGTTTGGCAAGAAGGATTCGATCCGGTCGTGTGCAATGAAGTGGGTAGTCGTCATAGAGTTATAAACAAGATCGTCGTCATAATCTACTCCGCAGGATTTAGAATACTTCTTATACGCGGCCCACATTTGGTCGCCATTCCGAGGATAAAGTTCATAGCCAATTTCCTCTACTCCTTCGGGAAGCTCTCCGCTCATATAGTCTGGTTTAGATTTACCAAGCCAGCCAAGTCTTTTGTAAAGTTCCCGGTCTTTCCAAGCAGTTGGATTCGGATAGTGAGAATCGGACGTTGAAATTAAATCAATTCCAAATTCCTCATGCATCTTAATAATGTATTTGTTAAGTTCATGTTGCTCGGGAATATTGTTCCATTGGAGTTCTCCATACCAGCGGTCTCCGAAGATATCCAGCATTTGTCTTGTTGTCTCACGCATAGCCTCTAGAACGGCTTCAGGGCCATTGTCCCGGTTCTCCCAGTAGTTTCCGGCGTATACCCCTCCTAGACATGCGGACGCCGCTATGACCCCTTGAGAGTACTTTTTCAAGAGTTTGTAGTCTACGCGAGGGAATCTATAATAATTTCCAGGCTCAAAGGATTCGGAGATAAGAGAAAAGAGATTGTTTAGCCCCTCTTGATTCTGCGCCAAAAGAACAAGATGGCGCCTTCGATTGAGGATGTTTCGCACAGCCTTTTTAGAAGCTTCCTCGTCTTCAACGGTTGTTGCCGTCACATCTTTGCTCAATGACTTTTTGCGTTTCTTGTCTTCTTTAGCCGCTTCATAATCAGCTTTCCAGTCTTCCATTGAAGGTAGGAAATAGGCTTCAATGCCAAAGATGGGTTTAAAATCTCTCCCCTCTTCTTTCATTTTCTTTGCGTGCAGAACTTGATGAGGTAATCCATTCATATTCCCATGATCTGTCAATGCCAGGGCATCCATTCCATTTTCATATGCAAAATCCATATGTTCCTGTGGGTAGCCAATGGCATCAAAGATGCTTCCTGCTACACTGTGTGCATGTAATCCAATAAAAGGGATTTTACTCATTATCATTTACTCCTGTTTAATTTATAAGGTTCCGGTTATAGCGCAGACAAAGACTGTAATAAGTCCGATCATTGGGATACCAATGAATATCAACGCAAAGGGCATAAGTAGCATAAGTGGGTTAGGTGGGTTATTATGGCTCATCATCAACTCCTGTTTCATTCCACTCGTGATACGATAGGAATATTGGGTGTGGTCGTTTGACCTGTTTACTTTCGGGTGATCCTAGATAAGTACAATACTTATCCCATGCGTCTATGTTGTAATACCATGGGAGAGTAATTGCTTTCTTATTATCTATTATAACACAATTGAATACTTTGTCAAGAGAAAAAAATCGCGCTGACCAGCGCTCTTCTTTTGGTAGTTTCTCTCTGGGGAATAAACCGTCCTCTAAAACTTTTGAATTATACATTCCAGTCCCCTCCCGAATAACGCGGCGCGCCTTGACAAAATCATCTTTGTCAAAGGTGAAGCCCAAGTATTCTCCATCTCGGATAGTCTTCCCCCCGTGTTCTAAAAGAAAACCTTGATCGCTTGAAATAATCTTTCGATGCTCTCGAAGAATGCTCGGATCATAAACCCCCCACGGGAAGGCTACATAATTTCTTTTTGGGATGACCCACTTGCTTAAGCGAGAACTAATCTGAAAAGCAGTCATGGCTCCATGGAGGATGCTCCAAGCGAGACAATCTCGCTTTCCAACGTCCTTTGCTTTGATGGGGACGTAATAGATCGGAATAGGCTTCCGAGATTCCGAAGGGAAAACATCTAGGCGGCGGCCGATCCACACGGGGTCTTGGACGTACTCGCCCAGCCTATGTCGGATAAGTGGCTTTGTATCGTCGTTACAGACGATCCAGATCGTTTCGCATCCAGCCCACGCACATTCATATACGGCTCGCTCAATGGCGAGATAGTTGGGGGCGATGGGCATCATAGCATCGCCCCAGTCAAAGTTAAAGTCCAGGGGCTCTCCCGCTACCGGGACAATACCAGCTAAATGATAACTACTCATAAGCGTCGTGCCAATCTTGAACTATAACTTTCCAGCTCTTCAGGAAAGTTTTTAATTATTTCTTCGGCAGTGTCGTAACGGAACTCAAATCTTTCATCCGGCTCGTAATAGTTTTTAATGTCTCTCACTATTTCCCTCTGGGCTGATTCAATCTTGGGAGAGTAATACCGGTAGAGCTTCGGGTTATAAGTATCTCGCCCATTCCTCGCGCCTCGGATGCCTGCATCTTTCATCATCTGGATTATTTTAAATCTTGCCATTGTGGGAGAATAATCGAAATTGTTTAATTGGTCGGGCTCCAAATAAGAAACGGCCACGAGGTCTTTACGGATCCTCTTTCCTTTGGCGCCGTCGAGCCTGTCTGAAGGATAAAAATATACCCGATTAATAAAATGATCATCAGTGTCTATCGCATCGAGAGGGTGCTCCATCCCGCTCCGAACATTGAACCAATCAATAACTTTGGCCGGCAGCTCGATGCGGCTTTTTATAAAAGGGAGTCCGCTTACTTTTTCATCATCAAATATTATAAGTTTTTCAAACTCAAAGCGCCCCAGGCGAGATACGTGGGTGACCGCTTTTAGTATATTTTTGTTTATGGTGATACTCGCGGTTTTGTCTGCCATCGGCAACAGGCCTGATAAACCGAGCACCCGGATCAATCTTTCCCAAAGTTCTAGCTTCGAAGAGGTTGTCACTCCCAGAGAACGGAAATCATAATCTTCAGCGAAATCGTCAAAGCGGAAAGGAGGGTCAGCGCAGGCAAAGATACAAGGACAATCATTAAGATACGCATAAAGGAGAGCATTTAATCCTCCCCCTATGACGATTTGGTCGTACTCGAAGACCTGTTGATGGATTTTTTCCATGCTTCAACCGTGATGGGGAAAAGTTCTTCGCAGATTTCCAATACCGCATTGGCGACTTTCTGCATCTCCCACTGTGCTCCAGCGTGTTTGCGTAATTCGACAAACTTCAAGAGATTATTTAAGTTGGCTGTTCCATAATACTGGGTATACATATTTTGCGGCAGGACTCCTCGGGCCTGTTCTCGACAGACACCGGCCCCTAAAAGATTGTTATACAACAAAATAGATTCCTTGTGATGAGCCTGCACAGCATTCACTAAATTCATACGGTGGTCAATAGATCCAATATATTTGTGAGGAATAAAAGTCTCTTCAGTCGAGGCTTGCCGATTGGATTGGCTTTGCTCGCGATATTCCTTGGGAGAATAAAATTTAATATCTACGTCTGTATAGCGTCGAGAAATTTCATTGTAACTCCAAGTACGATGACGGTGATGCTGACTCCTAATAAATAGAGGAACAACAAATCGGAAGGTGACAAGAGAATGCTCAAGTGTTGAAGTGTGTCGGTGTCCAACCAAATAATTGATAAGTCTTTTATCCCCGTCATCTACTTCTTCCTTTTGTACACCAAAAGAGACACGCGCACTATTAACCACAGTGATATCACTGCCCATATGGTCCACATATTCTACCCTCCCTACATCGTCGTCGTATAAATAGATAGTTCTATTTTCCACGCTTTCCTCTCTTATCTCGTTTTTCGTTAATGGCGCGCCGTCGTCGCTTGGTTGGTGAATCTAAAAGAATATCATCCTCTTTTAAAATTTCCTCAATTAATTCTTTAATGGTTGAGATAAGTTTCTCATTTTTTGTACTCATACTGTTCCCTCCTTCACGATACCAACAATGTGATTTTCTAATACTAAATAGACTTTGCCTTCACCAAAATCTATTTCTTCGATCATATGGCTTAAAACAACTGCTTTGTCTCCTTGGGCCAAAGGGGGCTTGGTCCCACACGAAACTGCCCTGATCCGAACTAATTCGTGTCTGGCTTGCGGACGTTCATAACCTTCCGGAAGCTCAATCAGCGTTTCGTTTTCGAGCGGCTCGTTATCTCGATCAATTAAAATATATCTATTACACGGTTGAAACTTCATGTTCCTTTCTCCTATTTATTTCCCTGCAAAGACGCGTAAAGCGACTCTACATATTCAGTTGGCAATTCACAAGACCCTCCGGCGCATGCCAAGTCTTGAGTAAATTCTACATTATTATTTTCTTCGGACATTGTAGTCCAGTCTATATCTTGATATTCTTTAGTAAGTTTTTCCCACAGTTTTAAATTATAAATATCTTTCAAACAGTAAGTCATCTTACGGACGTCCCCCTCAAAATGACTCTCAGCGAATTTAATCGCAGCATTGGCCCAAGATCTCTTGAGGAGGTTGACTTCCAAAAGACATTCCCCAGTTCCCAAAACTGCATCCGATGCAGACCACAGATTTCCCTCAAAGGCTATCAGCGCCTGTTCAATAATACCACTAGCAAAAAAAGAGCCCGGACCATATTCCCTCAAGATATCGTTGGGATAAGGGACCGCACAAAATGGAGCCTGCACATAATCCTTATCTCCCGAGTATGGTAACAGGCTAACGCCAGCGAAGTCTTTACGATTCTTATAAATGAAGTCGGCTACATCATCCCATTCATGCTCTTTAACGTGGATAGTGTTGGAAACATTATGACGCATCCCACTACGAACACAAAGATTAATGTTGGTTCCGTAACGAACCCAATTCTGTTGCGTCAACTTAACACTTTCTAGTAACTTCAGTGCATCAATTTGATTTTTAGTTTTGGCGCCGACTGGGACTTCACATAGAAAAGTAATAACTTCAGTCACGCCGTTGGGGTCCCAAGCGCTGCGTTCTACTGCTCGTCTATTATATTTTTTAAAATGTTGCACTGGGTTTTCTTGCTTATTAGCTTGTACCCGGCGAAAATATCGTTTGGCGTGGTGAGGATGAATTCCGCTGGCTGTTCCCAAGACGCATGACGTAGATCCCGCAGGCTTGACGCAAGTCGTGCGCGCTGCTTGGTTTACCCCAATAATGTCGGCAACGCGTTTATTCATCTCTTTAACAATTTTGGAACCATTGCGCTGAATGGTCGCGTCAAATAAAATCTCCGGGCTGTCCATCATCCCGGTGATCGAAACCCCCAACAATGCCTCGCGCTTGGTGATATTTTCCGTTACAGAACCAACATAAGGGAAACTGGTATAGGCCGCTTGAAGGGTACCAATAATGGCGGCTACTCGGCATGCTCTATAAAAATTCTCTTCAGTGTCAGCCTTTTTGCCGTTGATCTCTGTCAAATTACAAAACTGCCAGCCTGCATTCCCATGCTTATCGACCGGGTAAAGACTAATTTCAGCGCACGGATTAAAGCCACACTCAGTATCCTCTGCCCAAATAAATCCTGGCTCTCCATATTCACGCACCCACCCCATCAGTTGATTAAAATCTTGTTTAGAAGTCTCATCCCGAACCAACAACGCGCTATTATTAGAGCGGCCACGTTGGGGGTTTTCTAGTTGCCAGCGTCCGGTTTTTGCAGTAGCCATTTCTTCGTCACCGGGCGAAAAAAGCGCGATGGTAGCTGAACGGCGTACTCCTCCGGAAATAACTGCGTCAGCGGCATGCATGATTATATCATATACTTGGATTGGCCGAAGTTTCGCTTGTGCTGTCCCCTCCAGAGCGTCATCGAGAATTTGACGAATTAATTCCAGTGATCGTCGCAACCCATCTGGACCAGGCGCCTTGGATCCCGAACTGAGGGGGGAACCCGCTGGACGGACTAAGGAGTAATCAAAATTAACGCGCCGTCCACGATATTTTAGGGAACCGGGCGCGCCGTGAGTTCTTGCAAAATAGCTTTTTACTAAAACGCCGATGGCATCAGCCCAGCCCTCAATTGTATCCGGTACCACGAAGGTTTTTTCTCCCCTATGTAACTGTCTAATGGGGGGTAGCTGTGCAACATGATGCTCTTGGACACTAAAACCAACTCCGGAACCACACAATAAAAGATACATTAGCTCTTGAAAAGCTCTGGGGCGGTTGATGTGTCCAAAGGCGCAGTTATAAAGTCGTGCATTATGTTGGAAGATGGGCTCTCCACCAAATTGGAGGACGCGTTGGGATCCTAAAACTTCCTTGCGGCGCACAGCAATTTCGGCTTCGTCAATATATTTGTGTACTTCAGGAATATCTTTAAATTTCTCCCTATGCATATCGAAAACACGTTTAACCTGCTCGGCCCATGTTTCTCGCCTCTTCTCTTCGGGCAAATATTTAGCATATTTGGCTATTCTTGTATATTCTTGTAAAGTACTAATTGACATCTTCTTTTTTCCCCTTCCTCTTCTTCTTAAAGTTTGCGTATTTTTCTTTTAATTTAACTTCTTGCCTCTTTTTAGCGCTCTCTTTAACTTCCCCAATTGTTTCCCCTGTAGAGGGCAATACTTTAATTTTGACATTGCGTGTATCCATAATAATAGGGAATATAATACCATCCGGACCATTCCTGTTCTTTGCAACAAAAATACGGCCAGTATTTGTTAACTTATCCTCCACCGTTCTGGATATTGTGAAGATAAAATCTGATACGAAACATTTATTGAAAGCCTCCGAAATTGATTCCATTGTAATGACTTCCGCATTTAATCCAGAACGATTAGTTTGAGATGCTGTCCAAACACAACATTTTTGTGTCTGCGCTAATGCTCGAAGCTGTTCATAAATAGTCTCTAGCTCATGCCTTTTCTCTCTTAATGTTGATTCGGGGCGTAATAAATCTCCGTAGTCCACGATAATCATATCCGGCTTCAGTTGTCGATTTTTTAATTTTTCTACATGGTTTTTTATAGTTCTAACACTGGCTGTTTTCGTAGGGTACTCTTTAATAATTAATGTGCCGCCCAAAGCTTCTACTGTTTCGTAGATTTCTTCTTTGAAGGTACTCAAGTCATTGAGGGGGATACCAGTGATGCAACTATCGAATCTAGAGCCAACCACCGTATCAGCCAGTTCTAATGTGTAATAAACAACAGTTTTCCCAGCCAAAAGTGCTTGGGTACCAAGATGCACGAGGGCCATACTTTTTCCCGCTCCTGTTGGGGCAATTACAACTCCCAACTCTCCTTTCCCCAGGCCCTGCATACAGATTTCATCTATATATTGCCAACCGGTCGAGAGAGGATCCCGTACCTTGAGAATGAAGCGTTGTTCGAAATCTTTTAAATAATCATGACCGAAATCGGAATCTGCTCCCAGTTTTAGAGCCTCATTGATAACTCCTGCTATTTCATCAAACGAAGAATTTTGAAGAAGTTTTACTGACTTTAGCATGGCTTCTTTTAGCTTTTGTTTGCGACAAAAATCTAGCGTTGTCGTGGTAACATAATCTCGATTCTCTATATCTGCTTTATGAATGCGAGCAAAAAAATCTCTTATTTGTTTTTGAACCGCCTCATTATGCTCTTGCAATTCAGTACGCAGAATAGATTTCATCACCTTCTCAGAGGGGTGAACTGAAAATTTCTCTCGGTATTTGAGAATCAATTCCACAAATACCTGAAGATACCTTAATTCTAAAAAATTAATATCAAGTACTTCTGAAATTTGATCCGCGAATGGTCGATCGAGTAAAATCAGGTGACATAAACTCTCTTGGAAGTCCTTCCCATAACGACTAAAATCTTCTCTTTGGGACACTAGCTCTCCAATAATGTTATAATAACATTATTTATCATCAACGTCAAGCTGAAATTATGATTCTTTTAAATGTGCTGAATAAATCTGAGGTATTCCAATCTCCAAATCCATCCTCTATCATGCGTTTGATAGATCCCATTTTATTAAATTGGGGTTCAAAATTTTTAATCGTTTCATTAATATAAGTTTTCCCCACAATCGAAATAGAGGGGGAATACAATTGCATAATCTTATAGTTGTCTTCTATAATCTGTTGGGAATCAATGATATTTTTAAAAACCTTAAGGCCGCTATTATCATTTTCGCAACTTTCCATTAATTGCGCGATCGTTACATCCTTCTCTTCTTTAAAGAAGGGAAATCTTTTGGAAATAGTTTTTAATCCCACCCCCGAGACGCCATCTAAATTATCTGATTTATCACCCACTACGGCTCGGGCCATAGCGAAGTTGACAGGATGAATACCAAATTCTTTTATGATGGTATTCATATTAAGAAATTTCTTTTGGATGGGGCGCCACAGAACGGTTTCATCATCGCAAAGCTGAAAAAAGTCTTTATCGCTAGAAACAATTAGTTTTTGCCAGCCCTTATAGAGGGGTGACTGTGAAACGTGTGCGATGATATCATCAGCCTCGACGCCATCTATCATTAGCTGAATGATGGGCATCTCATTTAAAAGCTCTATCAGACGCATCTGTTGCCAAACCTTGTTTGCCATTTCTTGGTCTTCCGTAAGATTGCGAACATTACGATTTAAACGAATTGGCTTTCGCCCCTCTTTATAATTTTTATTTGTTATTCTGCGTCGTTGGGATCCCCCTACACCATCCCAAGCAATAATAATGGCGTCCGGTTTCATCTCCCGACAAAGCTTTTGCAATATTTTGATAAAACCCTTATAGCCACCAATGGGATTCCCCGTTGGAGACAAACTTGGGTCTACAATATAAGCACGAAAATACGCATTGAGCGCATCTATAATCATTAAGCGTTTCATTCTAACTCCATAAGACACTAAAGCCTTTTTACATTATTAATATAACATAAAAAGGACTCAAATGCAACCGTTAAGATGTAAATTTACTGTGGGCCAGATCTATTCTTCATTATCATAAAAATCTTCCGCTTTGCCTTCGCGTTTATCGAACTTCATAATAACTTCTTCGTCCATAATCTGAAAAATTCTCTGACGAAATTTTTCTTCCTGCATCTTTTCTAGCCACTTCGATGCTTGGAACTTTTCAGACGAACCATCTTCAAAATTCAGTGTGTACCAGGCGCCGGATTGCTCAATATTTTTAGAACCTTTTACGGCATCAAATAAAGATTCATCATCTTGGATGGCTACCTCGTCGCTGCCCCATAAAATTCTAAAATTACAGCGTCGACCTTGAGTCCCAAACCGTGATTTTTCCAACTTAACTTTAACCTCGGAACCAATTCGGAAGCCGTTCTCATCCAAGACGAAACTTGCTTTAGCTTTACGTCCCGTAAGCCAAATCCGCAACGAATAAGTATAATTCATTGCTTTGCCGCCGGGAGTGACATATGGGGTTGTCATAGCTTCGGCAGCAAATCTAGTAATGTTGGTCTTAAGTTGGTTCAAAACCAAGAAAGTACACTTATGTTGAGCAATAGATAAAGTTAGTTTGGCCATACCTTTAGCTAAAATTCTAGCCTTGACTGCCATAGACGATTGGGGGTTAAAATCCCCCTCAACATCAGAAATCGCTGGCGTCTGTGCGAGCGAATCCCAGATAAAAAGAATCTGACCTGGGACACTGCCGAGCAAAGTCTCAATTGTTTCGAGAACAAACTCTACAGAAGTAGGCTGGATATATAGAATTTTATTCACATCGCAGCCTGCGCGCTCTAAAAAGGCCGGGTCGAGGGCTGATTCAGAATCAAAATATACTACATCAATCCCCATTTTTTGCGCATTGGCCGCAACTTGAGCAGCCATATAAGACTTACCAGTAGATTCGAGTCCAGCGATTTCCGTTACTTTGCCTACGGGGATCCCGGCTAGGTGTCCTCGGCAAATAATAGAATCAAGCCAGCGTGAGCCAGTGGGAATCCATTGAGTTACTTGCGTTGGATTATCTTCTTGTAAATTATGAGCAACTGTCATGCCAGCTTTCTTATTAACAAGCTTGCGCATGTCGGCTATTGACAATTTTCCAGCGGCCGGTTTCTTACGCATTCTCGTTCGATTCGGTATCAGTAGCGGAATCTTCGATTTCCACCAATTCAATATCAAATTGAAGATCCTGACCAGCAAGGGGGTGATTTAAATCTACCGTAACACTGGTTTCGTTGAGTTGGCTGATTCGACCCATAAGGGACTTGCCTTCAGGAGTAGCCAACGGTACCGGTAATCCTTCCGTCAGGGCAATATGCTCTGGGAAAGCTGTGCGCTGAATTTCCGTATGAGCATCTTCGACAATATCTCCGTATGCTTCATCTTTGGTAAGGGTAATCGTCTTCTTTTCTCCCACCGACATGCCAACAATGGCATTGTCAAATCCTCGAATCATCTGACCTGCACCAACTTGGAAACCAATAGGCTCTCCGCGTCCATATGAATTGTCAAACTCGGTTCCATCTTGGAGGCTACCGCGATAATGAACCTTTACCTGCGTGCCTTTTTGTGCTTTTAACATTAATTTATTTCCTTTGTGTTGTTAAAATAATGAGACATCTGTAACCCATGCCTCCCTGCGGATTAAAATTAGTTTCCTAGCAAATCTTGGAAAGCTGCATCTACACTAGTAGTGGTCGGTACACGGGGTGCCGAACGTTCGACTGTTTCCTCGTCATTTCCAAGAGTGTTCATGAACTCGTTAAAAATGTTTTCCACTTCCTCTTGAGGTTTGCGGGTGAAAAGATTTTCCATATCTGGAACAGTCTTGAGAAGTCGAGCGCACTCTTCTTCTCCGCCAACCGCATCATCACAAAGTGGCGATGTTCGGCGCCGTGGAGTCAGAGTGGTCTTCGGGAACTGTGCTCCTGGTGGCTTTCCATACCCCAGCGTCAGGTCGGTTCCGTCCTCACAGTCAGTGATATCACCATACTCAGGATTGAGAACCAAATTCAAGAGAGCGGTATATGCTTCCTTGCCATAGCCCCAAACTCGAACACCTTCGGCTTCTTCGCCTCGAACGAGAACTGGTGAGAAGAAACGTTGCCGGGGAGACATATCCTTCGCCAATTTCAATGTATCGGTATCTTGCGAATCGTTGTATTCCTTCCAGAGTTGATCCTTGAAGTCGCAGATAGGACACTCGTCTCCAAAGTTCTTCTTGGGACAAAGAATACCAGAACGGTTTTCTCCACCAAGGTTATAATGGAAAAAATAATCCTTGAAGGGATCTCCATCGGCAGTCGGGACAATGCGAATTACCTGCTGTCCGTCTTGGGGCTTCCAAAAGCCTCCTGCCTTATTTTTGTTTTTGACTGCATCCAGTCGTGCTTTGATTTTATCAATGTTTAGTGCCATTTTTCAATTCTCCTTGTTTTGTTTTAAATTGTGCTATGAGCTAAAGTAAAGACGACAAATCTCTCGTCTTTCTGTATAATAATATAACATATTTTTGAATGCTTGTCAAGCATTATTTTGCTTTTTATTCAAAATCTTTGATATTCGTGATATCAAATTCTTTGACTTCGCCAACTACTGTTTTTTGATTGAAGATGCGAAAAGCTTGTTTATCCAAATCCCATACGAGTCGGTGACCTTCAACAAGTTGGCGTGGTTTACCGGTCCCCTTAAGTTGAGATGAAAGAAAATCTTCTGATAACTCTGAAATTTCTACAAATCTCATGGTTCTAAGATTTCCGTCTTTTTTCATATATGTTCCTAAATTAGCTTTCAAGACTTCTCCTTTTCTTATCTATAATATAGCATGTTTTTGAGAGGGTGTCAAGGTTTTTCCTATAGGTTGACACTTTCTTTACAGTCATGGTTGCACATAAGAGGCGTGCGCGATGCAATAAGAAATATCTTTCTTATACTTGGTCTCGAATACTGCATACGAAATATTCGTAGTTTTTGATAATTTTGTTTTCATCTGATTAACAATCGATCGGAATAATGTCCCATCGTTTTGCAACTTCTCTTTATTTACACCATAAATATAACACACATCACGGGGATTGTCAAGGGGAAAAAACATTTTTTCTTCATCATTTTCAGAATCAAAAATTCCAAACGTAGAGATTTTACACACATCACGGGGAAGTTCCATCTTCCCCACCACAGGTGACGCCTTCTGAAAAACGTGGATCATATGGAGCGTGGATGCAAGAGCTTCGTTTAATTTATCAAAATAAGACATAATTGGAACTTCCCCAATTATCTTTTCCAACTCGGGGTTAGAAACTAGGTATATTCTTTTAAAAACAGCAGAACGAGCATACTGCTGTAATACCCCCCGGACCAATCTTTCTCTTAGAACCTGCACCCCCGTCAGTAACTCGATTTCGGGCTGCACATAGAGAATTGTTACCTCCTTGTGGTTTAATTCTTCTAAAATTCGAAGAGAGGCTGTAGATATTGCACCTCCTCCCGCTAAGATAAAAAGAGTCTCGCCCTTTAAGCCTCCGAGAAAGTTTTCCAAAGAAGGAAGCTTTGTTTCATATTCTTCAGTTGTTTCATAAAATGGAAAATTATAACATCGTTCTCCCTCTAATCCTACATCTATTTTATAACACTTATATTGAGAATATTTCTCGAAACACTGAGTTATTTTACAACCGGCCTTTCCTAATCCTATTATATTCATAATCCTCTCACAATTTTAATCTCTTTAAATTTCCAAAATCCCGTCCAGCACGAATATTAACCACGAACTCGCCCAGCGCCGTATTCCCAAAAAGCTTAATTATATCCGGAAGAAGACGGCGCTCATCAAACGACAAATCCAGAATGATAGAGTCGTGAACCGGGAAGGCCACAAATGATTTTCGGTCTTCTAAATAATTATTCACCTTTATCATTTGCCTTAAAACATTTTCGGCACAAGTGCTCTGAATGATATAATTTAATGCTGTTCTTTCTTCGGAGGGGATGGTCTTGTTCCAAAAGGTTCTCACTTGGCCCTGAGTGAAGTACTTTTGTACCACAGAGCCCCGATCATAGGCACGAGAGGATAAGTAATCTTTACTGTCCGGATTATACAGCCATGCAAATATTCTCTTTTTGGCTTCCTCTCGGGTGACAAGTCCTCGGTAAACATTTTTAATATTCCATTCGTGAATATCTTCTTGAGGCTGCATTTTCCCCTGTAAAGCTATTAACGTTCTTAACTCGGCTGCATTAAAATCTAGTTCTATAAAAAAATCGTTGGTGGGTTCTACTACACATCTATATTTTCGATCCATCGTCAAAATTGGAAAGCTTCCTGGTTCTGTTGTTAACCTCCCAGTTTTGGTACCGTGGGGGTTAAACTTACAAGAAATTAATGTTTTATTTAAATTTTGAGCAAACCTACGAGCCCTCGGTTGATGCAGGTAGGGAAACAAATTTTTAGAATTTATATTTAATTTCCGGTACCGCATTTCTCCAAGCGTTTTTGCTAAAGCAATTTGATAGTCATAATCAAGAGGTTTTGAATGAGTATAGAAAACATGCTGACAGATCTGATTCTTCATATAACAATATTCTAGCAAAAATTTGGGAGGCACTAAATCAAAAAAACAGTTCTCTTCGAGAGAAATATCAGCGATCTCGAAAGACCGCATAAATGCTTTTAACTTGGAGCAAATTTTTTGCCACCGGGGTGCGAGATGATCTGGACACACCTCCTCCAAGCTTAGGCCACCACAATATATCTTGGCACACTGGATGTCTTCTTTTTTGAAAAAATCGGAATACGCCCATGTGTGAGTTAGGTCGGGGGGGATTTCATCATAAAACAATTCACCGTCAACATAAACTCCGACACATTCTGATTTGTCATCAAGGGTTTGGAAAAACACTCTCTCTCCTAATATCTTTTGTAGGTTGCCAACGATACCACTCGTGCATAAAATTCCTCAAAATTTTTAAACGGCCACCTGTCTTTATCCAAAGTGGCATAATATCTTTTGTATATATCATAGTTAAGAGATCCATTAAGAAATCTTAGATCATCAAACTTACTATTAATATAACGCAATCCCTGCACGTTGTCAAGTGTCTTTACAATATTTTTAGAATTATTAAAAATATGATCCAATCGGGCTTCCGAGAACTTGGTGCCTTTCTCAATATTCTTTAGGCGGATATAAAACTGAAGCCAGTGTAAATGTGAAAAATATTCTTTCACTTGATCCTGCCGTACTGGTTCTCTATACACTGTATAACGGTGGATACGGCCCTTCCGAGTTACTTGTTTCTGAATTCGTGGTCGTGCTGTCATCATACCATTGTACGTACTTACAGCGAGTCGCTGCAAATCCTCGATATCTTGGAGAAATATGGGGCTAGCATAGGAGCGGAAATATGTAATGGGCCCTACTGAGCCGCCTGTTCGGGCGCCCATAAATTTTTGCATAGCGGGGGAAGCTAAATTGGCAACAAGGCGCCATGGCGCATTCATATCAATATAGAATCCATATTTAATGGCTACATTCTTATAAAACTCAAAAGCTGGACTCTGTATAAAATCTTTTATTTTCTCTGTGTCCGAGGCAGCGTCATAATCGCCTATCTCAAATGCTAAACCGCTCGTCAAAAGAGAGGAAAAACCTGCCAGGATATGAGAGGAGCGCGTGAAAGAGGTGCCAACAGCGCTCTCTTTTATTAATTGTAAAAAAACGGGTAAAAAATCTTTAAAAGATATGATGTCCGGATTATTAGAAAGTCCCCCAATGAGGTGGGCGCGAAAGGCGCGCTGGAAACCGGCATACCCCCGTCCAGGATCCATATATCCACGCACAGCTTTGAAGTTTGTGAGCGCTGGAGTTGGTACAGGAAAGCGGCCCTTCGCCTCGCAATATTCAATTTCTTTCTTCATCTCTAGATAAGCATCTGCCACAAAATCGACAACTGCCACACCTTCCTCTATCAGCACCAAAGAGTTGAGAGAGCACATCATAGGAGTCATATCAGGAGAGACCCGGCCATAAAGAATATCTTCCTGATTCCAGAAATCTCGCACGGGTGCTGGTAAAACAAACTCTTTAAGGTTTTTAGTATTATAAAAAGCATATGCTCGGTACATTTCCCTCTTTAGAAATAAATCAAAGGTAGTCGAGTTATTCGATGCATCGAAAACGGAAGGTAAAAATGGATCAGCCATTATGGACTCCCCACTGGTGGCGTTACCCCGGCTTCGCCATCAAGCTCATTAACGCTTTCTTCGGGGCAAGCCTCCACATCTGCATTCGCGCCCGAAGACAGACGCGATGTACCGTCTCCACTATTATCAAAAAGACACTCTAACTCAGTTTCAAATACATTATCATTAGAGATTTCATTTTTTACATTCGTAATTAAATGATAACCTCCCAACCCCAACTGGTTGGCGTGAGAATTTTGAGTACTCGGGTGACCCAGGTCGAGACCCAGAGGCTGCATACTTATAAATACATATTGTCCCGGATGAAACATGGTATTCCCCACCATCTTAACATTGGCCCTATAGACGGTAGCCAACTCCGATAGCGGATTATAGGCGTCTTGTTCAAACCTAGCCTCTCTCAAAAAGGGTTGATCCGTCTTAGAAAATTTAATAGATTTTACCAACCCCTCTTCGGCGCCCATATAGAGGTGATAAATCCCTCTCTTAAAATCATCCGCATAATTGCCACCCCACCCTTTCTCGGGATTAGAAGTTTCGGCATAAATATAAATATAATGATACATATCTGTAGTTCTTTTCCACACATCTACCTCGTAAAGTGGTTCTTCTATTGTAATTTGGGACAAATTCATTTTATTGGCATTTACGCTGTCAAGCAGCTTGAAACTGCTCAAGTTCGCGGCGTTGCCGCCTTTGGCTAGCCAGGTCTGGGTTGCCCAGCTCAATCCGCTAGCCTCAATAGGGCTTTTGCCTTCTTTTGTGGGCATCGATACCATACCAGTTTTAAAATTAACCCGTTGACGCATGGATCCCTGGAAACATTCGGCATTAAAAATATCCACCAAAGATTCTTGGAGGATGCTTCGGATAAAAGGCATTAACCCAAAAGATATTCGATTTTGATCTGTTATATTTCTCTGAAACCACTTGCGGAGTGCTCGAACCGAGATGGGAATGTCGCCCATATTTACGGTAAAATAGCCTGGACCGTGTGGGTTTTTTAAGGTGAGGGGGCCCAGCAAAATTTTCAGCTTGCCGGCCGTGCAGGGGGCATACGAGGTTGATGAATTCCCCACATTGACACCCGTATAATCCAACGCATGTTTGGCGGCTTCTTCAAATAAGTCGGAAGCATAAACAAACTGAATAGTCCATTTATCGCCGGCGAGATCATTATTGATACCCCTTTGCACACCCCCCCCGTGTTTCAAATCTAACGCTTCATCTATGGATTGTATATCACTCCGTCCAGGTGTTTTAATTTTCCCATCGGCCGTCAGAAGAACCCGTTGCGCCTGACCCGCTTGGGCGTCATCCCCCTCGGGGTTGAAGGGATTCAAATTCCAATTATCGATGGCGTCCTTTTCGAGACGTTCTCGGGTATGTTCTTCGACTTCGGTGGTCTGCGCTGTGTCGCTGCCCATTTGCAAATTTATATAATGCCTGTAATTACTATCATCGCTCATGGCGGCCCCCCGCTCGGTGGCAAACTGGTGCCACACGTAGGGTTCGTCGCCGGCGGCAGCGGGGGTGGCCATCAAACCCAAAGACTGGCCGACGGCGGCGCGACGAAAGTCTGAAAAAGCATCCATACCCACCGGCTGGTTAGAGTCCCTCATCACGTTGCAATTACTATTATCTATTTTAACTTTTGTTGAAGTCCATTCAGCCTTCCAAATCTGATCCCGAGTGACTGTCGCTGAATATATTTGGGTACGGCCCTCCGTATCATATTTTCCTTCAGCCAATTCTCCCAACAAAGAATCCGCTAGCCATGCGCGGGCCCAACGGTCAATGTTCGATGCTCTTTTCTCCTGGATTTTAATCTCGTCGGAGTCACAATAAACTTTGGCTTCTGCCAATTCCTGGTTTATTTTATCCTTTTGCTCGCGAATAAAGGGAGTAGCCAAAACATTGGCTTTCGCATCAGATAAGAGCCCCTCAATTCGCGAACGATAATGCAAAGTTAAAGTAAAAACGCCGTCCTGTCCAATATCAAACTCATGATCAATCATGGTCATGAACAGGGGAGTTACATTATTTTTAACACCATCTTTCATATCAGAACTAAAAATCGATGACCGTGCGGGCGCCCAACCAACTACAAGTTTCATTTCGAAAGTGGTGGAATCTCCTCGATTGGCCCGGATATGAACGTTTCCTCCTTTGGACGCAACGGTCCCTGCTCCGGTGGTACTTGCACCGCAGGGCGGCTGAGTTTTGACTCTTTTTGCGCGTTCCGCTTCCTTCTTAGCCTCCAACTTATCTAAATCTTTTGGGGGGCGCCTTAAAAAATCTAAATAGCTCCAATCCCGCGATTTGGGCGCTGTATTTGTGCTATGGAGCGTCCCTTTACGTTCTCTTGTGAGTTCATTAAAATTCTGAAAAAATAAAGTTACAGAGGCTTTTATATCATTACGAATAGTGGCCGGGTTATCACTGATATATTCCCAAGTGATATTCTTTACACCGACCTGTCCCCGCATCGATACGTCCTCGGTCATCGCCACAAAATCAGTCTGTTGAGGGAAGGTCATTTCTAATTCCCCGGTGGGACATTCGGATTCGTCATAGTAAACTTTAAAAAACCTATAAACGGGCACTAAATGAGACAGTTGTGTATTGGTGATTTTCTGGGTGAACTCGGACCAGCCCTTTTGCATAAAAAGCTTATTAACAAATTCTGCTGGATGGCCATGTGCTGATTCTACTTTTTGATACTTTTTAATTCTTACATCTCGGGACAGCTTGAGGTGGGCCAGCGAGGCAATGTTAGAAGCCAAAATACATTTCTCGCTCATAACGAGATCCTTCATAGACATTTCCATATCAATATTACTGGTGTCTAAAGTACTACAAGGGTTACGATTTTCTCTTTTTCTAAGAGCTGCCATCTTCTCCTTTACAGCTTCCTTATCCGCGTCGGTTTTGGCGGCCGCAAGTTCTCTCTCCAACTCTTTCATTTCAACAGCTGGAGCAAATTCTTTTTGAGCGGCATCTTTATTAATGACAAAATAATTATAAGCTAAAATATCCTTTGCCGTCACCATGCCCATATTTAGCAGTTTATAGCGAAACTCCACTCGGGATACTATTTCTCGCAAGTCTGGTGGTTCACCATCAAAATTCTTGAGTCGTCCCTGGCTGAGAGCCCTAATATCAATTCCAGTCTCTTCACAGAATTCTTGAGTCGTCATCTTAAAATATCTACCCCCCATCGGTAAATCATCCTCAGTGACCACTTTCGTGGGATTGTTTTCATCAAAATTTCTGTTTTGAAGAGCCTCGAAATTCAGGCCATTGATGGTCTGTCCAACGCGTGCTACCATCTGAAAGGGTTCATTCTTCACGCTTTGATATTTGTCACCGGCGCCTAAGATATCTTGTCGGGTAGTGTGTGCACTGCGCTCCAACTGTCCATCCTTATGAGTATACGGAAAGTCGATCGCGTTGCTCAGGGACCAGACCGCGTTCACATTAGTACTCCATGCATCCGCAGTCGCGTTCGGATCGCGGTGGTGGGTAGCAAAGGGATTGTCCGCCATTCCAGCATCACTAAGATTTTCAAACCGCACCGCTGCGGCGCCGGCCCAATCCATAATGGCACGTTGTAGCTGCACCTTCGATGACAGTATGCCGCTAATGTTTTGCGAGATCTCTTTCTTGCTATGCCATGCACCATCGGGTATTCCTGCTAGCGGGTTGTTCGTGGCTTCATATGAAGGCTGATCATATTTTTCATAAAGATACATCGCCTGGTCTCTATAGCTTCCATCTATAGTCTTATGACCAAAAGCCGTTTTGTAAAATGCGTTTCCTTGAATCAAGTCAAAGTGGATTGGGCGAGAGCCGAGCGCGATTAAATCATAAATAGTGCAGCGCTTTGCGGGACTAAAACTCGTATTCTCCACCTGGGTGTGGATGATTAGTGCATTCTTTTGGGCGGTCGGATTCCAGGCCATCTTATTCAGAGCTTGACCGGTGCTTACGCTTAAACGCGCGTCCTTATCGCGTTCCTCTTTAGTTTTATCAGCCACTGACTGGATCCGTATATCGACTTGCCAACATTTCGGGAGGGAATGGAATTAGTATAATTTGGCCCAGGTTAACGTGGTTTTCAGTCGGCATTTGGTTGTACCAAGGAATAATCCACCAATATTCTGGGTTTCCATAATATTTATGAGCTAACTTATAAAAACGATCTCCAGTTTTCCATATATGCTGGACCGTTGTAATATGGGAGCGCTCCGCTGCAGTTAATGTTTTGATTTCGGGGGTCAAATATTGTCTAATTTGTTTAACCCCCCGTTTGGAGAGTATTTCATAATACAACTCAGAATTATTAAAGCGCTTTTGCCTGTTATTATATCTCCCAGATGACATTTAACTTCCCCCCATTATTTTGCGCACTTCTGCGGCTTCTTGTTGGACATTGGTCATTGCTTCTTCGGTGGCGGCGTTGGCTATCCGAGATTCTGCGAGGGCTTCATCTGCCTGTCTTAAGGCTTCTCTGGTTTGGGCATCGATTTCCATGGCGTCCTGAATCGATCTAAAGGGTGCGTTGGCGCCATCGTCGTCGGATCCCTCGAATTCACTCGTAAATTCACCTTTGGGAACAAACGGGAAAGCTTCTTCTTTTCCTCCGCGCCATTTCTTATTGGAAGTCCACCCCAGTTTTTCTTTGTGTAAGACATCTCCCTCTAAACTTAAAGTAAAACTTTTTGGCCACAATTGATTTTCCGGGTCAAAAAATCCCGCATCCAAATCAGGAGAAAAATTTAAAGCCGATACTACAAGAATTAACCCATGAGCATCCACTCCTTGCACCAAATTGGAAAATTTTACTTGAATAAGCGGCGGTGTTACTAACGCTGCCTGCCCCGCTGTCGATCCCAGGGATTCATATCTTCCGTACAACATTTTTACGAGCGCAGCAGTGTTCGATAAATTAACTTTGGCCTCCGCCAGACTGGCTGCCGGAACACTCCACCCCAAACTTATAGTTCGCATAGTATTTTTATAAGTGGCAATAATATCATTCCGCTGAATTAGATCTTCTTTATTCCAATTAACGGTATAGCTATCGGTGTATTCTGTGAGCATCCCTTTAAATTTAACCAGCTCCTGAGAAGATAATCCCTTAATCTCAATCCAATAACCCTTGTTGGCATATATATTAGTTGGGTCCGAAAAGGCAGTTTGACCAAAGGGAACATTATGATAATCAGGGCGCACGGATGATTGGAAAGGGCTATTTTTTTGAACGGGTGCATACTCCGCATCAAATTCTTGTTGTGCGGCTGTCATTGCGGCGGGGTTACCCTCTGTTTTGGGGCCCTGTTCCTTTGATAATTTTTTTAAAAGTCTTTTAGTTTTTCTTCCCATCTTATTTTCCCAAGTTTAATTATTTAGCTACTGTTCATGTTTGTCTTCTCTCTGACAACCCCTTCCGCGATTTCGCCAACCCAAATGCCCATTTCCGTGCTATCCATCATCAATTTAACTTCTAATGGTTGTTTCGGTCCCTTGCCGCCCTTGCCACCCAGAGCGGTGAGGGCGCCCGCCCCTATGCCGCCAGCTATCAGGCCCCCCATCAGGGCCGGTGCCATTGCGAGCGCGATAGGATTCATTGCCATCAATGCAAGTCCTTTGCCAGTTTTCAGCATTCCTTCGCCCACGGCCTGAATATTTTCAGCGACTTCCGAGGTAACGTCTCCAAGGACAGCAAAGAGTTCCGTCAGTGCTGTGATCTTACTGGTGTTCATCCTTTCCATCGAATCTGCGATCCATCCCAAACCCGTAGATACTCCCCACATGACGAGGACCGTGCCTCCAAGGACAAGAAGGGCGGCTGCGATGGCAAGAAGGCCAAATGCAAGTACTGGAGCCGCCCCAGCGGCCATATAAATAGCCACACCCATAGCCACGAAGACACTCCCGACCTTAATAAGCAGTTCTATAAAGGTGGATCCCACCTGAGCGTCGGCAATCCAATATATGAGACCAAGGATGGCCGTGACGAGGCCGGCCACAGCGAGGACTACGCCACCCGTCGATAGGTTAAACGCAGTTAAAGCACCGTTGGTGGACCAAATAGCAATTGCGAGGGCGCCCATTCCTACGGCCATGATTTTGGCGCCTTTGCTTCCGTTTAAAAACATAGGAATCAAAAAGGCAAAAATCGGGATAAGGGCCCCAGGGCCCTTCATCATCGCCCAGTTTAACTTCATAGTTTCCAGCTTCAACATGAGCACGGCGGCAGAAATCGCAAAAAGAGCATACGGTATCGCTGGACTTATACTTAAAAATTTCCCAGTAAGATCCAGAAATTTCCCAAAAACTTTAACAGCAGGGAGCATCGAGGCCGCGAATGATCGCATAATCTGCGTATATTCATCTTTTATAGAATTAAAATCTTTCTGTTGTTTGGACAGTTCAAGTAATTCTGCTTGGCTCTTCTGGGCGCCCACGGCCATATTATCAAAATCTCCAACCATTACTTGAGCAAGTTCACTAACATCGGACAAACCCATCGCCTCAGTTAGGGCCTTCCGTTGGTAATAACCCATATCATCAAAAGAAACGCCCGCCTGATTTACAGCATCCGACAGCATCTTCATTCTCTCGCTTGGATCTGTGGTCGTAACCATCTCCATCGAATTTAAAAATGGGCCGCCCAACATTGCATTTAATTTACCAACCGATTCTGCGGCGCCGTCGAAAGTATCAAATTTTTCAGTAATATTTAATAATTGTTCGACTTCCATTCCGGCTTTTTTTGCATTAATATATAATTTCTTAAAAACACCGGTGCTTGCTTTGCCAAATTTGGCCATCTGTTTTTTGCTGCTCTCAAAGTTCTGGGCCATTTCTTTGGCAGGTCGACCAAGTGACTGGGCCGTTAAAAACATTTCTGTTTGAAAGTTCGTAGCCGCTTCGGCTGAAAAACCCATTACTTTAGTCAAATGATTGACATTTCCAGCAGTGAGATCTGCACTGACACCGAATTTATTTAAAAGGGCGGTGGTCTGTTCCAACTCAGTACGTGCGGAACTGGACATCGTTTCCAAAGTATAAACCTGGGTAACTAAAGCAGTCATGGTTTCAGAGGCGCCTTCCATGGTGACTCCCATGGTATACATGTCGGCCTCAAGTTGGACTAGTTCATCTCCATATCGTTGAGCCTGCCCCGTATTCTGACTAAATTTAACTAAAGCCTCGTCCTGAGCCATGGCTAGGGCCATCGTACTCTGAATAACCTTCATCATACTTGAACCTGCGAGGTTTGCTACGGTCAGAGTATCAGCAAGGGCATTTTTGGCATTGGCAGGGTTATTTAAAAAGCCACCGAGGGCAGTTCCCTTCCAAGAGTCCCCGATGCCCGTGAGGGCGGTGATTCTCATCGCTATATTTCTTTGATTTGTCGACGATATTTCCGCCTCTGCGTCGAGTTTTGCACCTTCCCTCTTAGCATCATTTAGACGTTCTGTGGCAGCCGTTATCGCGTCCGTATTCGTTCCGACTTTAGCTAGCGCTACCGCTTCTTCAGCCAGGGCTATCAGTCGTTGGCTCTCAAGTCTGACGGCGTCAAGCCGCAACTTATTATAATCCTTCCCCATCTCGTTCATATTCTTGTGCGCCTCATGTTGCGCTTCCATGGTTGCGAATCGTCTACGCTCCGTCTCCGCGATACGTTCGAGAATATCTAGGCTTTGTTCAGCCTTAGTTTCTTCTGCCGCCTTGGGTTTTTTGGGATCGTCACCTGCCATATTACATTAAAATCCTTTTATTTAAAGGGCCAAATCAATCCTGTTTCGCCTTCGAAATTTTTAATGGCCATTTCCAGTTTAGATTTATTTTTAAAAGTTCTGGGGTCATCCAAACCATTTCTAGCTACCGACTCTAAATAGTTCTTTTCTCTTCCCAATGTTCGGGCAAAAGCGTTAACATCAGAGCGGGATCCCCGAATTCCTACCGGCACCTTTGGGCCGCCAAACATATCTTGCAGAATAATTTTTATCGTACTGCCAAACATAGCCAACCAACTTTCATCCAGCCGGCCTTTGTTCTTTTTCATTTCTTCTAAGTCAAACTCAATTGAAACAAGTTGTTCTTCGTTAAGGATTGCCATTTAAATAAATTCCTTCATTCTCTATTAAATAGTTGCATAGAGTAAATATATAAAAAATAAGACCAGACCTATAAAAAGATCTGATCTTATCGGGGCTTGGGAGGGCGGCGACCAGGGGCGCCACCTTTGGGTTTTGAAGCCTTGTTCATTGCTTCACTTTCTTCTTTAAGTTGCTTAACCAAGCGGTTTAAAAACCATCTGCGGATTTGTACGGGAAGATTGTAAGCCTCTATAAATGACCATCCCATATGATATTGCAACAAAAACATTTCTTCATAAACGCCTTGAAGATATTCATCGTTTAGGCCAAAAAAAGTCCGTCGTAAACGGAACCTCCAATGCTTCAGTTTCGAAGCCACACATCCCACATGTAAAGGATTGCTTCAAATCAATCGTGGGGCAAACTCGCTCGTAGGCGCCCCGAAGGTACCGCGCATCTCTGGCTGGCATATTCTCTACCAGACTTGATATACTTTTAGAATCCGTTTTTCCGTTAACCGAAACAATCATAATTCTGAAATGATCCGTGGCAGTTGATTCTGGAAGTTTCTTTTTCTTTTTATTTTCTGCTAACTTTAACAAATACTGTTCTTCTTTGCCTGTTAATAAACGAACTTCTACATTTACACCCATAGCGGGCAAAGGGATAATAAAAGTACCGTCCAGACTCTCGGAGATATCATAATCTTCATAATCATCTCCGTGATAAATTGTCTGAGCCTCTAAATCAAATTCCACCTCTTGGTGGCTTATGCACGAAGGACAAACAATCTGTGTTCTATACTCCGCACCGTAGCCACTAATCCTGGCTGCGACAAGAATAGCATTTTTGTCTCCTACATAAAGACTTGCTGGGGTAACCTTCTTATTTAAAATAATATTCTGTAAAAGGCGGTCAATCGCGATGCCTTGCTTTAGAAGACTCCTCGAAGATAGAATATCCTCGTCTTTGGCAGTCATATGACGAATCTCTATATGAGGTTGTCCGCAAAGAGGGTGACCCTCTGCATATAGTTTCCCCTCAGATGGAAGTTCTACAAATTCTGTGGGAGTGGAAAAATTAAGGGGCCCATCTCCTGCCATATCTACCCCGGTGGCGGCTGGTGAGTTATTCCCTTTTTTGTGGGCTCCTCCCATACGCTCGCTATTGTTTCTAGCCAAATAACACCTCTATGTTATAATTAATATTAAAAATCTTAAGTTCCTGGTTTAAAAAACGTATTACCATCAGATTTCAATCCGGTTTCGGAAGCCACAGCAGTTTCAAGAACTGCCCAATCATAACGAATAGTTAAACCAACTTCAGTCAGGTCATCGGCACTATAGTCCAAATCACCGAAAGTAGCTCCAATAATAAAGGGGTTCCAAAGGGTCCACGTTTCCAACGAATTTCCCTCAGAATCAATTTGAGTAATAACCACGGTCCCTAAAGCTGCAACTGCAGATTGTTTGGACATAGTGGTTACATCATTAACATCTATGGGCGGAGTATAACCAGATGCTCTAATAATTGCGGCTGTGTTGGCTGCAGCATCGGGTGAAACTGGGTCGACCAAAGTAACTGTGCATTCTGCCCATTCAGCACGGCCAGGATAATAAAACTTGTGATTCAGGAAATTGTGTTCACTTGTTGTAATCGTAATTTCAGGCTTTTTCACAGTTTTAGCGTACCAAGTGGCGCCATTAGGCATGTTACCCAGGGTTACCAAAAATCTATATTGTCTTTTCGGATCTTTATTTGTTGCGTCGGTCCAGAAGGCCATTTATTAATTTCTCCTATTAACTATTATTAAATAGTTCCAAATTATTTTTAATCTTCAAAAGAAGCCCCGGATCGAGTTATAACAAAATCAATTGCAATAAATTCGATAGCCCGAGCCGGTTTCAGAAAGATTTTGGCATATAAAATATTCCTATCAATCAAATCCGGAGTTGTCGTTGTTTCATCAAGAATTACTTTAAACTCTGTGAGGCCAAGTCTAGATTGGACACTCGACAAGAATGGATTAACTTGCCCCAAGAATCGTTCCCAAGTTACCTTGACATTTTGGTCAAACAAAATGGTAGCAGCAATTCGAGAAACTTCTTTCTTAATATAAACCATGAGTCGTCGCACATTGATGCGATCTAGGGCTGAACGAGTAGTCTGAAGAGTTTTCTGTCCGAAGACTACAATCCCCTCACTGGGGAAAGAGGCAATCGGATTAATGTTCGCCTCGTAAAGCTTATCGCGGTCTTTAGAGGTGAGTCGTTGAGTGACAGCCAAAACAGGCAAACCAGCAGATCCACCAGTGAGGCCGCCCCGATTAAATCCAGCGGGTGCGAACCAAAGTTCAGATTTAGCTTCGGAAGAAGCAAATGTACCGAGAGCGATAACGCTTGGGGGTACCCAGAGCAGATTACCTTTGATGGTATCTCGCACCTGGACCCATGGATAATAAGTACATCCATATGAGGAATTTAGCTGACGAGATTCGAGAGAATTAGTCGCTAAATCCACACTTTCAATTCGGGCATCAAAGGATTCGGTGTTTTCTGTAAAAGGTACATAAACGCCAGGGATATCTATAACCGCCAGAGCATCGCCGCGATCTTCGCAGACATCAACGATCTTGGTAGTCAAGGTCGGTTCTGTCAAACCTGGATAAGTTATAAGATTACACTCAACAAATTCAGGGTCGGCAATCGTATCAATTGCGCGCTTTACAGTGTAATATGCATATGAGTCTGTCTCACCCAAATCATCATCCAACAAAGTATTTCTAAAAGGTTCTAGTTCCGTGATATCAAGACCATCGAAGCCTCCGGCGAGTGGAGATGTAAATCTGTCATAGCCAGCATCAATAACCGCTTTATAAGATGCAGATGTTGTTAATGATCCACTAGCCGTGATTGAGTCACCCGCAACACGGGAACCTACCGACCACGAAGCATCAGTAATCAACGTTCCTGCTGAATTAGTGATGGCGGTTATATCATCCAACGTAAAGACCCATTGAGATTTCATAAGAGGTCCGCCGGTGTCGATACCCATGGGCGGTGGCCAGAGATAATCAGCAAATTCCCGAAGATATAAAAGGCTGCCATCTTCTGGCAAGTTGAGGGAGGTCTGCAGTCCGAAGTAAGCATCTGTCGGATTTGCGATGCCTCCCCTTGATGCGGAAAGTCGTGTTGCTACATCGGGGAACCGAAGACTCGCGGTGTATGCGGGGATCCCGACATAGCCGCTTCCGATTATGGTTGCTGATCCTGTTGAGATTCCGCCGTGAACGGCGCCCGTAACCGGGAAAATGCTAGTATTGCCTCCAGCGACAATGCTGGAGGCACAGGTGGTACCTACCGCATCGGTTCCGGTTGATCCGCTGAGAAATCCAGTTACAACGCAGTCATTAAACTTTGGTGGCCCATATACTCCAAATGGTAAGTATGCTGGGTCGGTTACCCCTTCGTTAACATTCCGGTTCATCACGACGCGGATATATTTAGATTGAGTGTTATATTCTCCGTATTGACGCAAGCGCAGTTCGTTGTCGTCCCATTGGAAATATTTATCCCCGATCAGGCGGGCGATATAATTTTGAGAAGTGGGATTCAAATTGACGTTGCTAAATCGTTCTATAACTCTAACAACATTATCATTATCGGTTGAACTCCTGACGAGGACCGTAAAAGATCCGTAAGGATTTTTCCCCGATGTATCGCGGGAATACTTAAGGTCCTGGATAGAGATTTTTAAATTATCTTGAGTCCAACGGCCTCCATCGAGTGCCACGAATTGGAAAAGCTTCTGCATATCCTCTACATCGAAAGAGCCGGTTTCGGTCGAGATGTCCTGTGAAAAGAACCATCCCGTTTCGGCTTCAGCATAAGGAATGCGATATTCATCTTTGCCAATGTCGGCAGATGTTTCGAGGGGCACCAGAAGAGCATAACAGCTCGCTGGATCCAGCCGCTCGGTTGCCGGAGTTATTGAGCTAGCCTTTGCACTAATAAAAGAAGCATAGCTTTCGCCAAGCCAATATTGGTCTTGGCCTTGACTAAATGTTCCGCCAACGACGTCGCTATTTGTCAATTGTGGATTTGTATTAAAAACGTTTCGAATATATTTCGCAGATGCTTCATCAAAATTAAAGGCGGTTGTATATAAGGGGGCTGTTGCAGTCGTATCGGTTTTGGAAATAATCTGGGCTTTCCACTCCATCTCACTGCCAATATTATTAAAAAGTCCGCACGTCCCAGCGTCCGCATATGTGGTTGCTGATGCGGTTGTCGCCAAACTTCCCGTCATAATGACGGCTCCCTCTGTGGAGTAAAAAATCGCGCCCAAGTAACCGGGTTGCGGGTTGACTGACCCGGATCGACAAATGAATAAACCATATGCGCCGCCGTTGACTGCGATGTCGTCGCTCGGTTCCGTTCCGGTCGACCAACCAGCCAAGCCAGTTGCCACATTCGCGCCCGGGGATTGACACCCAAGAAGACGCAAATATGTAACAGGTCCTACTTGGGGTTTAAAATAAGCTTGAGCCGCATATGCTCCATAAGTGGGGCCTCCTAGATTTCCATTTCTCCAAATATCTCCACCAGTTTTTCCGGGAATGGGATTTCCAAATGTTTGCACATATTCGGAAAAGGAAGTAATTTTAATGGGGCGCATGCCAGGGCCATATGGGGCGCGCCCAATAATAATGGGGCCCATGGGCTCTACCGCAGCAGGTAATTGTGAATTATCAACCTCACTAAGAAAAATTCCTGGCGATATAAATTTAAATTTCTTTACGGACATGTAATAAGTTCTCCTATCCTGCGGACTACAACTTTCCCAGCTTTCTTCTATAAATAGTCTAATGAAAACTCAAAATCTATATAATTATAAACTTCATTTCTTCTTGGGAGGGTGCGTCCATGGCCTCGGGTCTCCAAGAATAACTCTTTCCCGAGGGATTTTTACTTCTACATAATTCTCTCGAATTGCCACTTTGGGG